ATTATCTCTTCGTAAATCTGAAGATGTATAAGGAAACTTAACTACTTGATTGTCGATTACTTTAACGTACATGATGGATTTACCTTTTAGTTAACATAGTCTACCAAGCTTCCAGCACGCCAACGCGTGCCCCCGTCATCTGTTATAAAGATGAATAAATGAGTTTTTCCTTCCGTTAATGTTGGTGCAGTACTTGCAGGCCATTGCACACCACTAAACCAAGTAATTGTACCAGAAGTATGAGTGATTTCTAATGTTAATCCATAGCTTCTTCCACTTGCAGGTACATTACTAACAGTAAATGTACTGTTCCCTGCAATTGTTTTAGTAAAATAATTACCACTACTACAATCAATATTTAAAGAAGAAACGCTGGCTGCATTACCGACATAAGAACCATTAACATCTACAGTTGCATTTGATGTTATGCTTGTTAGTCCAATACCAGCGCTTCCTGTTAGAACACCTGTAGTACCTGTTAACGTAGTAACTTTTGCTGTATTACCAGTGATTGTTGCTCCTGAAAGAGTAGCTTCAACAGTAACTACATGACCTGTAAGTTGATTAAATCTGCCTGTATTGCCTGTAACTACAGCTCCAGAGACTGTATCTGTAAATGTTCCGCTAATGCCAGTCAGAGTAGTAACTTTAGCTGTGTTACCAGTGATTGTTCCGCCAGAAAGAGTGCCTTCAACAGTAACTACATGACCAGTAAAAGCATTAAATCTACCAGTATCTCCTGTAATTACTGTTCCAGAAATAGTACCTGTGACATTGACCGTATTGCCTGTTAACGCATTGAATCTACCTGTATCACCAGTAATTACAGCACCAGAAACACTTGTCGTAAACGTACCGCTTACACCAGTTAAGGCACTAACTTTGGTTGTGTCACCAGTAATTGTTGTTCCCGAAAGGGTACCTGGAACCGTAACTGTTTGACCAGTAAATGTATTAAATCGTCCTGTATCACCAGTAATTACTGCACCAGAAATAGTGCCTGTAATTGAAAGGTTTGGATAATTTCCTACGACTACACTACTTACGGTAATAGCTTGATCGCTTTCACCTGATGTGTAAATAAGCGTATCAACTTTTAAAGTTCCGTAATTCATTTAATTTTCCTGTTTTGCCCTGACCTTTATTTTAATTCAATTATATGTCTTTATTTTAATTCAATTAAATGCCTTTAGCTAGGTGCAACAGGCCAAGTAACATTCCAGGGGAATCCTGTTTGATCGGTTATATCGCGTAATGCTGTTCTGTACGTTTCCCATGCTGCAGCATCTACAGGTGCATCAGGAAGTTGCGTCCAGTCACTATCGGCTAAAAGACGATCACGTTTTCCGCGAACATTTGCAGAAGCTTGTTCTTCAGGTAACTGTTGAATTGTCCAAGTTTGTCTCCATTCCTGATTTGTGTTTTCAACCCAGTTTCTAAGACGATGAGTTGTATTATCAAACGCCGGAGCTGTTGTTGGAGTAACAGGATAAACATCAAAATCAGCCAATGTTGAATTTGACATTGGATTAGGAAATGAAGTATTTGGATTTTCTTTTTTAAGTTCACCTAAGTTGTAGGGAAACTTATTTGGTGTGTTATTAAGAAGTTTGACGTACATAATTATTTTTTAAACAAGATCGTAGGACCAAACAGATTTGTAAACAAAACCAGTTACATACATTTTAGTGCCATCATCTTTGAATGTTACAGTATTTGGAGTTGTCTCCTGGTTACTAACATCAAAACTTTTGCTTGCATAACTAGCACTAGAAATATCCCAAGCTGTTCCTAAACTATATTGATATATGGCATCTGTTCCAGCGCAAGAAATCCACAGTCTTCTGCCATCAGGTTTAAAAAATAAACCGGTTATGGCTGTTGCTTGTGAACTGACATCAAAATTTTGATTAAAAGAGGCGGTAGAAATATCCCAAGCGGTACTTAAATCATATTCATTTATATCGTCTCCAGTAGTACCAGAAACATACATTTTGGTACCGTCATCTTTAAAAAATAAACCAGTAGGATTCGTTTCTTGTGTACTAATAGAAAAACTTTGATTAAAAGAGGCAGTAGAAATATCCCATGCAGTAGTTAGGTTATATTGATGCACGCTATCGCTACTGCTACCGATTATATATACTTTTAAACCATCTGGCTTAAAAAATAAATCATCTGGACTGGTATCTTTTGGCTTAACATCAAAATTTTGAACATAAGAAGCAGTGGTTACATCCCAAGCAGTGCTTAAATTGTATTCGTTTATTTCATCTCCACTACTACCTATAATATACATTTTTGTACCATCGGTTTTAAAAACTAAACCATCTGGAACATTTTCTTCTGGATAAACATTAAAATAATTTGTAGGCGTATCAGCAACTGCTGTAGTTACATCCCAAGCAGTTGATACATCATATTGATTAATTCTATCAAATGTTGAATTACCTAAAAATAACTTTGTGCCATCTGATTTAAAAAACAGTCCTCCTGAACCAATGCTGACATTTTCTCTCGCGACATTTTTGCTATCACTAAGAGAAGCAGTAGAAATATCCCAGGCAGTAGTTAAACCATATTCAAATATGGTACTATTACCAGCAACATACATGATTGTTCCATCAGATTTGAAAGATAAACCATTTGGAGTTCCTGTTTGTGAAGTAACAGAAAAATTTTGATTATAAGAAGCAGTAGAAATATCCCAGGCAGTAGTTAAATCATATTCATTTATATCATCACCTATAATTCCTGATACATACATTTTTGTTCCATCAGGCTTAAAAAATAAACCCCGTGGGACAGTATCCTCTGTTGCGACTGAAAAGCTTTGATTATAGGTACTGGTAGTAATATCCCAAGCAGTGCTTAAATCATATTCTTCTATAGCGTCGTTATCAGTACCTGATATATAAAATTTAGTTCCATCAGATTTAAAAAATAGCCCCATAGGGAAAGTTTCCCGTCCAGAAAGTCCGATTTGCTCCCTTTGTAAATAAGTAGCGGTACTTACATCCCAGGCAGTACTTAGATCAAATTCATATACTGCATCAGCAGGTGTGCCAAAGTCTTTTTGTCCTACAAGATACATTTTTAAACCATCAGGTTTAAAAAACAAACCACTAGGAAAAATATCTAAATTGCTGCCTGTAACTCCAAAGTCGTACCAAGTTACTGTGCCAGGCCAGGTAGCATCTTCAAGATCCCAGCCTGGCTCAGCTGCTGCAGTTCCAGATAGTGCTTTTTTATTTAACATTATGCGTCTCCAACTCGAGCGCCATACACTTGACTACCAACTTTCCACAATACCATTGAAGTATATCCACTAGTATTTAATGTTGGTGCCGAACCTCCATCAGTGCTCCATAAAACACCAGCAGTACCAAACGTAGTATCTGTCCAAGTTAATGCATATGCACTACCATCATCGACCATTAATAAAACTGATTCTCCAGCCGCAAAATTAGTTCCTTTTGGTGTTCGTGCTGCACCAAGAGTAATTAGTTGAACACTTCCATTACCTGGATCGATTTCAAATGCTGCTCCATCCGTAATGGTATAAACATCTTCAAGGATCGTTCCAACAATAGCTG